TTGTCAGACATCCAATACGCAGCACCATCAACTTCTACTGCTGCATTCATACCAATCAATCCACAGTTAGTTCCTACTTGTTCGTAAGCAAATGTAAAAGGAGTTCCAACAAATCGCATAGTAAATAGTGATGTATCAGTCCAAATGTAAATTGCATTTCTACCAAGTTTAGCACCCATGATCCGTGATCCGGCGGCCAGTCTTTGTGTACCAGCACTATTCTCAGCTGTAGGTGTGTAGTCATTTATATCTTCTTGAGAAGAAAATCTAATAAACATATCGTCTTGTGTAGTTTTATCTCCAATAGTTGTTTCTGTTCCAAAAAAAATTAAGTGACGATCAGTAGTAGAAACTATCATATCACGTGACGCTGTTGGTGCACCTGATATAATTGTAGCTCTTGTTGATGTTGCATTAGTTGCATCACCATCCCATTCAAAACATTCTCCGTTATGTATTAATGCAATAAGTGTCGAACCTAAATTGTCCAAGGACCATAGACCAGGATCTGTTACTGAGTCAGTGTTGGCTGCAGCTGATCCCCATCCAGTCCAACTAGATGTATTGGTTACGGTTGCACCATTACTGTGTGCAGCTCTTGTTGATCCTCGTGCAGCTCTTGTAATACCTGTTAAATTATTTCCTGTTATACCTGTGTATGAAATTTCTTCACTACCTACTTGAATATAGTTTGTACCTGAAGATGGAAAACCTGTGGTGCTAGTAAGTGTAATACTGGTTCCTGACCCACCTGTACCATTAGCGTCATTTAATAACGCTCCATTTAAAGTTGTTGTTAAAGATCCTAAAATATTACCACCCCACAATGATATACCCCAACCAAAAGCTCCTATCTGTTCAGCAGGTCCTACATGATAGTATTGATAATACTTAACGCTTCCAGATGTAGTTGCACCAGAACCTGACTCATTACTATCCATTGTAATAGTTAAAGTAGTAGGAGTTGGTACACTAGTTACCATGTATTTTACATCATTAAAATCTGCTGCTGCATAATTAGAATTAGTTGCCGTTGAAAAATCAGTAAACGTTATAATATCTCCTGCTACAAAAGTATGAGTTCCTGGAAAAGTAATAGTAACCGTTGGGTCGTTGTTAACTGTGCTAAAACAGTTTGTAATAGCTGTTCCTGATGGATTAACTAGTGGGTGTATATCGTAGTATACTCCTCCAGAGTATACATATAAAATTCTGTTTGTGCCTATTGCTGCAAATTTTGTAGATTCTTTGTTAACAAAATGATGCAAACCTCTTGCAACTCCTGTAAGTTTTGATTCTCCTAATTGATTCCAGCCACCTATTTTTTCAGGCGTACCATATCTAAAACGTACATTTTCACCACCTGTCCATTGAGACTCGGCACCTGTTGATGTAACTTGTTTGTTGAAACCTGGTAGGAATCCTAATTTTTGTAGCATAATACTACCTTATACCTTTAAAAAAAAGAACTTACAATAAGAACTAGGCTAACGTAGGCCACTCACCTAAAGGTCTAGAAGCAACATCATCTGCACCTGTAGTGTAAGTAAATAAAGCTTCTAAAGCTTCAACCGAAGCTGCGCCATCAATTGCAGTTTCCATTTCGTTAGATTTTGTTCTAACTGCTGTTCTATAAGTTGAAACATTTGCAGGAATTGCTGTAGAAGATTCTGCATTTCTCACAACATACCAATCTGTAGATTGTAATAATCCTGATGCTTGATCTTTAATTCTATTTTTTTCATTAGATTTTAAACCAGAGATAACTACAACTGGATCTAATTCAACATCGTTTTCATCTGTTGCATTAACATCATCAAGTGCTTTACCAACCGCTGCAGTATAACTTGCTGTTACTGTATCATTTGCGAAAGTAAAACTCTCTGCACCATTAATATAAAATCTAGTGTCTTTTAAATTTGTGTTATCGTACACTACTTCATAGATTCCATTAGCCGCAAGTTGCTCTGCACTCCAAGATGGTGCTGCTATATTAAAAGAAGCTAAATTTGAGTTAGCTTTTACTACTACGTTGTTTTCTACTTTTGCATACATATTGGTTCTCCTTATAAGTTAAAATTATGCAGTTGTCTATATACTAAATTCATTAATTATCGGGCCGTTGTAGCAGCAAAACTGCTAGCTACGAATGGATTCTCGGCAAATGCCATGTAGATGTATGTTCCACCTGATGTATTACCATCACCATCAGTATTTATTAATTTAAATCCATTTGAAAGAATATCTATTTCAACACAACTAGTACATTCAGCATTAGATAAATTTGCTCTTAAAACATCATTGTCTGGATTATATCCCACTCTCTTGTTATCAAACATTTGCCAGTTTCCTGTACCACTTGTTTTTTTTAACATAACAAAAGCAGGTTTAAAACTGGTAAAAATAAATGTACCATCAGCATTACCATTTCCTGTGTAGCTTCCACAATTGCTTACACCTTGCGTGTTACCAAATAAATAAGCAATAAAATCTTGACCACTTTCATTTCCATCATTATCAGTTCCTAAACTAAAAACACTTGATGTTGGAGCTGTTGAATTAAATAAAGAGGCTTTTGTGGATTCAGCATTAGTTTGATTTAATTTAACATATTTTGCGGCATTTCCTATTCCTACGTGATACACAAACCAATTAGTTCCACCACTTTCAATATTTTTTATAATCATCATAGTTGGTGCAACACCTAAATTATGAGAGATAGTTCTGTTGCTACCATTTCCTGTATAGGTAACAATATCAAATAGTCCAGCTTGTTTTTTCCAACCCCAACCAACAAATGTTGAACTATTACCATTAACATCTCCTTCATCTCCTAAAGAAAATCCATCAGAATTAAACGCAGTTACAATTCCCGTATCAGTAACTTGAGCATCTGTATTGTTAGTATGTAAATGTTTAGTTACACCAGTTACACTATTTTGAAGTGTGTGACCCTCTGCTAATGATCTTCCTTTTATCCATAACCAATCTGGTTGTAGGTTAGAATTTCCATCAAAAGTTATATCTTGCGTACTACCATTTCCAGTATAGGTTTTAGTTTGAAAGTATGCTGATGGGTCGTCTATTGTTGTATAAGCCATAATTAATTCCTATTCATTAAGCGTTTAAATTTTTAGTACAACAAGCATAAAAAGACTTTGCTGTACCATCTCCAGTAATATTTGGCGAATATTCAAACGCACCGAATCCATTATCATCAGTAACAGCAGATGTAAGAGATTGAAAACCATTTCCAAAATTAGCCTCACAAATCCTAGTACCAGAATTATTATCTCCAACAAAAAACATGTAATGACCAGTTCCATTACTTGCTAAAGGTTCTAAATCTATTCCAGTAGAACTTTGCAATGCTCCATTTTTACTAAGGTATGCTTTCATATCCTCTAAATCTAAATAAACTCCAATTATATCTCCATTAGTATAACTTGCATAAGTGGCTAAATCTGTTTGTCCACCTGAGCCATTACCTTCTTGTACTTTACCACTTTGAATATAACTAATAGTATGTGGTGTAACATCTCCTGATTTACCAAATGAAGAACTTTGATATGATGGAGTTGGAGTTATACCACAAATTTGTGCGCCAGAACCTGATATATTATCTACTTCAAAATACCATCTACCTTTAGTCATAGCAAAAGTTGATGTACTCATAGCTTCTGCACTTGAGTTGGTTTCAACTTTTGTATTACCTTCTGATAAAGTTGCTTGAGCATAATAATTATCTAAAGGATTTATTGTTGCAAAATTATTTGTGCAAGTATCAGTAGTTTGGTCAATTGATGTAAGGTTATTAACTGTAAAGTTATTACTATTTGATGAAGCATCTGCACCTAAAGCTGAACTATCTTTAAAGTCTAAATAAAATCCATTTGTGCCAAAGGTTAAACCAGATACATCTATTGGTTTCCATATTCCACTACCACTATCAAATCCTCCAAATGATGTTGGTGTTAGTTGCTGTCCATCTATAAATACAAATTCAGCTAAATACATATCAATAAAATCAGAACTTGTTTCTAAGTCTCTACCTAAATTAATTACATTTGTTGTATTAATATCTAAATCTGTATCTTGATTTGGATAATCTGATGTGCCAAAAGAAGTTTCTTCTACACCATTTACATAAAGTCTTATTCTATTAGACGCAGTTGCTTGTGTAGTGTCAAATGCTACCACCATATTATACCAAGCACTAGTGTCTGTAAATTTTCTATTTGTAAATAAATATTTACTTATAGGTTCTAAAGCAATTCTAAATGTATTAGTAGTGGAATGAAAACTAATTCTATTTGCACCACTACTGTCAGGTCTAACATTATAAATAGTATCATTTGTACTTAATTTAGTTCTTTTAACCCAAAATGAAAAAGTAAAAGTTTTTCTATTACTTGCACTACCTGGTGTTCTGTTTAAATAATCACTATTATTAGAATCAAACCTACATGAGTTATCTACTTGATAACCCTGAGGTCCTGCTGTTGGCCATTTGCTGTCTTTAATTAAATCTGTAACTTCACCAAGTTTGAAGACACCACTAGCTGTACCAAAAGGTCCACCTGTAGTAACATTATCGGGTCCGATTATTCCGCCGTTCGATTTTATCATAATTCCTTATATCCTATTTTCCATAATTTATCTAGCCGTAACAGGGGTTCCCGTACTTGATGTAAACGGGTTCTCGGCAAATGCCATGTAGATGTACGTATCTCCAGAACCATTAACTTCATTATTAGTTGAAAGAAGTTTAAAACCATTACATAAAATATCTAAAGGATAAGAAGAAGCTGTTGCTTCAGTATCACTTGAATTTGGTCTTAAACTTTTATTATCTGTATTATATCCATTTCTTTTGTTATCAAACATATACCAAGCAACTGCTCCATTACCAGTATTTTTGAACAAAACAAAAGCAGGTTTAAAACCTAAATAAATAAATGTTCCACTAGCATTACCATTACCAACGTAGCTTCCAAATTTTGAGTAGCCTTGTTTCTCTGCGAAAGCATAACAAATCATAGCATCTGGTCCATTAGGACCATGATTACTTCCAACACTAAACACTGAACTTGTTGGAGAAGTATCTTGATAAAATGTTGATGAAGCACTTTCAGCAGCAGTGCTATCTAAATTTAATTTTTTTGTATTTCCTAGTGATTCATGATAAACAAACCAACCCTCTGCACCCTCATCTAGATTTTTAAATAACATCATTCTTGGTGCTGAACCTAAACCATGACCAACAGTAGCATTAGCACCTGTACCAGTATAAGAAATTATTGAAAATCCAGCTGCAGAATTAGGTGAAATATTTGTTTGAATACTACCAGCAAAGTTTGAGAAAGAATTTGTCGTTGGTGTATTTGCTTGTCCACCCATACCAGAGTGTTGAGTACAATAATAATATAATGTTGGTGCCGAAGCTGCAACTGTAATTCTAGTGTAAGCACCTGCATTACCTGGTGTACCGCTTGTAGTAACTCCTGTTGTATACTCACTTCCACCACCATGTGTACCGTTACTTGTTGTAGAAAATCTTAAAGGGTGTCCAGAGTTAGAACTATCTGATTGATCAAAAGTATATGTACCTCCTTCTGATATTTCTAAAGTTACTGCACTTGTACCATAGCCATCAAATCTGTATTTGTTACCACTATCGGATACGACAGTTACAGCATAAGTTTTTGATGGAGCAGTTCCTGCTCCTATCCAATTCCATGCTGCTATTCCACTTGAACTTTTATTAAGAGCATCTCCAGCTCCTACTGTAAATCCATCAGAACCAAAAGTTGTTAAACCACTTGAGTTTGTGTATTCTGCATCAGTTCTATTTGGATAAATAGTTTCAGTAGCACCTCTTACTGCATCAAATAATTCATGGTCATTTGTTGTATCTCTATTTTTTAACCATGTCATATCTGGTTGAAATCCAACACCAGTAATAGCGTTTGTTCCACCATTACCTGTATAAAGTTTAGTATTAAAATATAATCTTCCGTTATTGATAGTTGTATAAGCCATTATCCGAACTCCGCTAAGTTTTTAGTGTTAATGCTATAATACCCTGATGGGACTGCATATTCCATGTTTCCATAGCCATTACCATCTGCATTTCCTGATGAGATTGAATAAGACGGAGAGCCAAAGTTTCCCTCTACATCTGATCCTGTGGAAGCACATGGAAAATAAAATAATGATGTGTCTAATCCTGTATATGCTGGGTTCGTTCCTGTTGCTGGATTTCCACTATTTTGCCAAGTACCATTAACTCCAAAATAAATTTTGCCATTATCAGCATCAAAAGCAACTTGAACAATATCTCCAGCATTTGGGGCAGCAGTATATCCTGTATTTGATTCTGTTCCACCTGTATAAGTAGACCCATTATCACACGCAAATACCCAACCATTAGCTGCATTTCCTATCCAAGTTGCAGTATTAGCAGGTGTTGCAAGTTCACTCATAACGCCTGTGTGCATATCATTACTACCATCATCTTCGTATCTTTTTATTTCCCAATACCATTTACCAGAACTAAAACCTATTGTTGTTGGGTAAGTTCTGTAATTTGCAGATGTTGTTGTCTTTAAATTACCCTCTGAAAAAACTACATCACCTATATTACCATTTGATTGCGACCATGAAGGATTCCATGTTGCAAAATTAACTTCAGGATAATCAGTCGACTGATCTATTGATGTTAAATTATTAACCGTGAATGTATTACCATTAGGTGATGAATCTGTTCCAAGTGCTGCAGAATTTTGAAACTGTAAGTTAAATCCATTAGTGCCAAAGGTTCCTGTATAAGGAATTGGGGTCCAAACTTCATCTGAGTTTGAAACTCCAAATGATGTAGGAGTTAATGCTTGACCATCGACTAAAATTACTTCTGCCATATAACCATCAAAATAATTATTACTACCAGCTTGATTTCTACCTATAACGTTAGTTACGGTATTTAAATTTATTTGGAAATCTGTATTTACTGAAGGATAGGTAGATGCACTAAATGAAGTTTCTTGCGTTCCATTAATATAAACTTTAACTCTATTAGAATCTGTTCCTTGTGTTGTATCAACTGCTACTACTATATGATACCAAGCTGAAAGATCTTTAAATAGTCTATTTGTAACTAAATTCATATCATTAGATCCACCATTCTCTGAATAAACATTTAAAGCATCTGAATCTCTAAAGAAAATATCAAAAAAATTACTATTACTTACATAAGGATTAAATAATCTTGGATAACCAGAACCACTTAAACTACTTCTTTTAATCCAAGCTGAATAAGTAAATGTTTTTCTATTAGAAGTAGAAGATACTGCTTCTGTTAAATAATCTGAACTTCCATCATCAAACCTTAATGAGTTAGTCGTGAATAATGCTCTTTGAGGCCAAGTGTCAGTTACTTTTGCTTCGTACTGTTCTTGTTGTTGCCATACACCTGTTGCTGTTGATGAAGTTGGAGTATTTACAGTTCCGATAATTCCGCCATTTGCCATAGCTAATTACCTCCCTATGCGTCGTCTAATACTTCGTATGAAATAAATAAATCTAAGTCAGACGCTGCACTAGCTCCACCTTTAAGAATGTCACCTTCCATTAGATATATTGGTGTGTCTGATATAACTAAAGTTGCATCAGCAGGAACAGAAATAGTTTTTGCTAAGTATACTGTTGCACTTGCTCCTGTTGGTGTGATTCCAGTTGCCCCAGCTGTTGTTAAACCATCTACAAATAAACTTACGTCTGCTGCTGAAGAACCATCTACATTAGCAACTGTAATTCTATTTATCTTTACAATTTTTTCTGCAGCAACTGTCATTAAAGTTGTTGTTGCTGTAGCAGATAGGTTCCAACCTAAGTTACCACCTACAATATTTGTTACTGCTACTATATTTGGATTCGCCATAATTTATTTCCTATATTTGTTGTTTATCCGAAAATCATTGCCATTGCAATAGCTTTTCCTGTTGAAATTCCGCTTGCTGCTGGTGTTTGAAAAGAAGCCACCGAACCGTTGGAAGTTAAAATTTGTCCATTAGATCCCATGGTAATTCCACCAAAAGAACCACTATCATTAAATTGAATTTGTTTATCTGATCCACCAGGAGAAGAAGTAGTATCTACGTCTATTTCGTAAACCCCTGTATTAGTTGCTACACCATCTACATATATGATTTTCCAAGTTTTATCGCTTGTTGCCCAAGTTACTGTTGCACCTGAACCAGACTCAGCTTTTAATTGAACTGTGTATGAACCGGATGTGCTATTTTTAATAAAATAAAAATTTTCTGTAAGAAGAGGGACGGTTATGATTCTGTTTCCAGTAATTGATCCCGTAAATTCTATAACTCTTTGTTGAGCAGTACCTGTTAAAGCACCATCTTCTATAGTTAAATTTTGAGTTCCCGCACCACCGGCAATAGATAGAGATAAATATCCACCTGTAAGTTGTTCTATAAGATTTAAATTTGCGTTAGTTTTTGTTCCCCAAGTACCGGCGTTTTCACCAGTTGCCATTAGTTCTAAACCAAGATCTGAATATGTTGAAGCCATTGTTTAATCTCCTAATTAGTATCTTTTTTTAATTTGTTTTAGACTCATTGTCAATCATTTACTGCGGTATAGTTTGCGTTTTGTGTAGCTGTAACACTACTATATCCTGCGCTTTGTGAAGCTGCAACGTCACTATATCCAGCGCTTTGTGTTCCTGTAATATCTTCATAAGCTAAAGGCGCTACATTACCTACACTAGCAGTTGCTGCAAGTCCTGTTAATCCTACAATTTGATCTGGGATAGTTAAAGTTCCAATACCAGATGTTGCAGCAAGTCCTGTTAATCCCATAACTTGATCTGCTGGATCTAAAGTTCCAACACTAGAAGTCATAGCTTGACCTGTAGGAGTTATTGTAACACTAATTGGTATAGTTAAAGTTCCTAAACCAGATGTTGCAGCAAGTCCTGTTAATGATACGTCTTCATTTGGAACTGTTATATTACCTAATGCAGAAGTTGCACCTAATCCTGTAACTTCAACAATGTCTGTTGCTAAAATTGTAGGTGTACCTAATGCAGAAGTTGCAGCAAGTCCTGTTAATGCAATTCCAACGTTTGGTATTGTTGGAGTGCCAATTGCAGAAGTTGCCTCTAAACCAGTTAATCCCATTACTTGATCTACAGGAGTTATTGATCCTACTGCTGATGTTGCGCCTAAACCAGTTAGACCCATTACTTGATCTGCTGGATCTAAAGTTCCTACTGCCGATGTTGCAGATTGTCCTGTTAAAGAAAGTGTAATTGAAATATCTGTTGTTGCTGTTCCAAGAGAAGAAGTTAATTCTAATCCAGTTAATTCTGTTGTATGTGAAATTGCTGGTGTTACAGAACCAATTGAAGTAGTTGCGCTAAGACCTGTAATTGAAACGGTTTCATCGGCACCTTCACCCCAATCTGCTTGACCCCAGGCTAATCGTCCCCATCCAGTTTCAAGTGCAGTGGCATCACCATATTGACGTTGACCCCAAGTATAACGTCCCCATCCAGTGATATTACCTGAGTAGATTATATCCCCTAATGAAGAAGTTGAGGAAAGCCCCGTTACTGATACTGTAACGTCAGCCATGTTTTACTCCTATGCTATTCTGATAATTGCGTCTGATGAGTCAGCTGTTGGAAACTGAATTGTAAAAGTTCCATTAGTTGCAGTTTTATCTCCACCAAAATCTATACAACAAACTGATGGATCTCCTGAAGCAGAGTCATTAAAAATCATACATCCTCTTGCTGTAAAAGAAGCTGATGTCCAAGATATATCTGCAAAGTCACAGACTGCGGTTGTACTTGATGCAACAGGTGTTACACTTGTTAAAGCTTTTCCTTTAGCAGTATAAGCTGATCCTGATGTGTTAGTTATTTCGTTTGATGTTGTATACGCAGTTGTACCTGCACCTAAACTAGCACTACTTGTATATAGAGCTATATTAAAAGTGTTTCCAGATGATGCTGTAAAATTGTGAACTGCTTTTAAAATTTCTACTTTGAAACTTGTGCAAATTGCCGATGTTATTGCCATAATTTTTTATCTCCTAATTACTGAGGCGGTGACTCGATTGGAATTCTTATTGTACCATCCGTGTAATCGTCTCGTCTTCTTCTTCCGATTTGCATCGCTGCAAACTTTTGTAGTTCAGTTTTATACTTCTGTTCGTATAATGTCAACATATCAGTTGGACCTTTTAAAAATCCATATGCTTCTACTAAACATGCATATAACAGACCTTGAGGAAAATACAAACTAATATAATTAGTTTGATTACTGGATTCTAATGTAGCAGGCATTTTATTGTAATATATTCTAAATATGTAGTTAGCATCTGGCGTTGGAGCTAAATAGATAGATCCTGAAGTAGTGTCTGATAAACCTGTTGCTCCACCAAACATAGAGTAATATTTAGGTTTTCCGGTTACATCTGCCCCTGATGTAGTTGAACCTTCTGGACCTGTTAATCGGCCCACATATTCACTTAAAAAAGTTTGGTCACGTCTTTCTAACCATGTACCTGCTTCAGTAGAATTTGCAGCGTTAAATACTTCAACACCTCTTACAAATAAAGATCCTGCGGGCACTCTAATATTATTTACATCTGTTGCCATTGTACCTTGCTCCACGAATCTGTCTGAATCCATAGGTAAATCCATCATGATTCTTTGTTGAGCATTTAAAATAAAATTTTCTAAAACATCTGTTGTAAAAACATTAGAGTCTACTTCTGTGTAGTTTCTAATTTGTGTAACTAATGTATTGTAACTAATTCCTGACATAATTAACCTCTATCATTAACGGGTCCAATTGTACACTGAAAACCGCCTCCTGTTTGTGCACTTGTAGCATTAGATACTAAAGGTACTGTTATAGAATTATATTGTGTTTTAGTTGCTGGTTGAGCTCCTGTTTGAATTGTTGTTCCAATAGCAGTTGCTAAATAAGATCCATAAACTTTTGCACCAGATAAATGAGCGCCGGCCGTTGTGTTAGATAAAGTTCTACCTTTGTATGGAGCAGAAGTTCCACGTGTACATCCTGTTAATGTATTTGTTGTTCTACCTGTGTATTGAATAGTTTCATTTATGTATTTTCCAAAAGTTGCACTAGTTGCATCTTGATCTACTTTTTCTATAACAATATAACCTGCAGTTGGAAATTCAGACCCATCAGTTAAAATAATTGATGTAGCAG